TTCTTCATTGTCTCTCTCCTTTTTGAATTATTGTCCGCGCTGCTCTCGGCAAGTCAAGGATGTTATTGCATGTTGATATTTGCCCGTTTACAGTTCTGAAATCGCGTCTCAAATCACCATCATCTATTTTCGGTCTTTCCTCGTTGACCTCCCTCCCTTTATCTCGAATAAGCGTCACAACCTTGTATATCAGTTGTCCAGCTTCCGTCTCCCCGCTATTCGCCAACACGACAAGTTCGGCATCGTTAAGAACCGTTTTTAAGTTGACGCCCGTGATGTTCATGTTTTAGAAAATGAGAATTTCTTCTACTTGTTTTTACGTCTATCGCATAACTGAGAAAATGTCAACTCTTTTTTCGCTTTTTTTCATATTTTTTTATCCCCTCGTTTGATTTCAGAAAAGCAAACTCAAACCAATGGCTTCGCCCGACGCTTCGCGCAAGTGATCCGCTTCGTTTTGTTGATAACTTGCGATTCCCATGACATTATGTTTTCTAATGAATGGATTAGTGTCTCCCTTTTGGAATTCAAATCTGACTCGTCTCGTAAAATCTTGCAAATGCGTCGCAAAGATCGAAATATATGTTCTTTCGGAGTCATGCTGAAAAGATTATTCATACGAGAAACGGATGACATAATTAACCACCTTCCTAACAACGGGTTCGAGAGGACGCTACGCACCGCTCGCCCCGAGCGTTTTTATGGCATCGGCTTCGATTTTATCTCTCTTGTCCTGGATGTCGGAAACCGCCTTGGCTCGTTCAACAACCATCTTTTCAGATGTGGTCTCTGCTTTGGCGGAAGACAGTTGAGCGGCAGCATTCGTCTTGGCTATATTGGCTTGCTGACTCTGAGCCATAAGCTCTTCTTCGGGACTTGGAGTTCTGGCTTCGGCTTCCTTCCTCTTTTGCTCTTCACTTTTCAACGCCTTATCGGTGTCTATATCAAGAGCCTTGTGCAGTTCTTCGAGATACCATCGTATATTTGTTTCGTTCGCCACCACTTCGTTAGTCAAAGCTAACGTAAGCATCTGTTGCATTTTCGTTATACGTTCGACTTTATTCAGGAACGACAAAAAGCCGGTAGCCTTGACGAGATAATCTCCCTTGCCTCTCACAACTTCAGGATCGTTCATGTTATATTGATAGAAGGAGAGAACCATGGGCTCTATCAGTTGTTCGTCGAAGTTGCGAATAACGGCGCCCAAATACTTTCCGGCCTTTTCGATCAACTGACTTATCTCGAATGCGGTAAGTTTTTCCTTAGTCTCTATGCCCTGCTGGACCTTGGGGATCATTGTATTCATATCCGCATATTGCTGGGCAAGATGAATCACGGAAAGCAACGACTCCCCCACATCCGGGATATCGGCAAACATCAAGCCTTTTTTGACATCATCACATTCAGCGCTCAAATGAAAAAGTGTCCCGGGTCGAACATCGGTAACATCTTCTTCAAACAATTCCGGCTTGATTCCACCGACAAGATTTCCGCTGAGTTTCTTGTTGTCCTCAAATGCTCGCATTGCGCCATTGAGCACCAACTGCATGTCTTCGGCATTATCAGCAACGCCCACACCGCCGTTGGCATCAAGATTCTCTTCCCAAACGCATCGCCTGAACGGGCGTCTTTGTTTAGGGCGGCGCCTAAATCGAACAATTTCACCGTTCGCAACACATGTTAAGACCTCAATATCATCGCCGCGTTCATAGTCTTCGGTTTCCAAGGGTTCGGATTTCTTTCCTGTCGCCTCGGCACGTTCACGCTCGAACGACTCAACAACATCTCGTGGCTGTCTACCCCAAAACTCAGAGTATTCAATAGTGTTCTGTCTGAACTTCACGTCGCGTTCAGCCGGTGGCAGAGAATCCGTGCCCGAACTGCTCGTATTCATCTCTGCTCTGACATTACCCAAAACGCTTTCGATGGCATCGTTGAAAAAATATCGCTTATTTTTCTTCAACCTTAGCCAGTACGGGGACACCAACTGTCTATGAATTATGCCTTGGCCTTCCTGGATATCATCATTTTCCATGTCGTAAAACATATTCCACGTGGAGACATAAATCGTACCCGGCATAGTTCGCTTGCGTTTGGTGATCTTCCACGAAACAAGTTCTTGCGGGATCCTGCTCATATCCTCAACGCCTTCGGGTAATTCAGGAAGTTCGGGTTCGTAATGGCTATATTCGGAATCTCCGACTGTATCCTTCTGCCACGTTTCGCCATAAATAGAGGCAGCCAGAATGTTCTTCATCAATTCCCGGTCGGCATTGCAGGTCAATAGCTGTTGTTCAATCAAACCTACCATCATCTTGATTTCAGATTCAACGGCAGTTAGAAGTTCCGGATCGAGTTCTTTAAGGTTGACATCTTCCCATGGAGCCGGAGTGATGATAAACGGAATCTTGCCGCCCGACAGAAGGGTGTCAACAATGATGGCGTATGCGGCGAGGACTTTTTGTTTCGTAATATTGAGAAACGTGTTGGAACGCCAGTCGTCGGTTTCTTCGGCTTTCCAATACCCTGAAGATATGGCGCGGTATGCCTGACTATTCTTTTCCCATTTCTGCTGAAGGGGTTTTCGGTTTTGCTCCCAATTACTCAATATAGCCAAAACAGATGAAGCCAATCCGCATCGTGTTTTACCAACACTTTGCCTACCCTTGCTTGCTTTCGCCATAGGTCAGTCCTTTTTGGATTCAAAACCAGCCGAAAACTCTTTGTCGGGATTTCCGTTAATCGCAATCTTCTCGATCTGAATAGTCAAGTCCTTATTGCTCTTGGTTTCGGTTTCTATTTCCGACAAAGACACGATCTTGCCAGCGGCTGCAATGGTTACAACATCTCCGACTTTCCCTTTTCTCAAATTTGGGAGTTTCTTCAAAGAGTCATTCTCTAAACTGAGCTGAAGGCCATAAGGATATTTTCGGGTATCTGCTTCAACTACCGCCTCGCCTTGCGATTCTTTCTGCTCGGACTTGGAGATTTTCATATCAACGAGAGTGTCGTCAGGCATAGCGTCCTCCTTTGTTGATTCAAGCGTCTATCTCAATTTTGCGAAAATGTCAAGAACTTTTTTCCCTTTTCTTTCGATATGGATATCTGAGCAATCCGGCAAGCGCACACTTCAGAGCATGAACACCCGGTATGATTTGCGCTCCGTCAGTCTGAACTTCAAGCAATCTCAGGCAGTCATGCAGTTGCCCGTCGGCTTTCAACTTCATCACGCCGGTATTGCCAAGCCGCCAAATCACGTGTTCGATCTGGTGATCATCATTCCAGTCAATGTGAACCAGTACCGGGTGGGGCTTAATCATTGACGACCTCAAGATGTCCAGCATGTAGGTCTTCTTGGTTTCGGGATCTTGGTGCCAGTAAAACTGCTTGGCGAAATAATACGACCAGCACTCGTTCAGCCAACCGCATAAGCCTTCCATCTCAACATCGCCGCCCGTGCCCACGATATGATCTATTGTCAGGAAGGCGGTTTCCTCGAAGACGTAAATCTTCTTGGTGTCAACATTCATCCCGCACATCAATGCGAATCCATTCGCTCCATTATCGGCGCCTATTCTGACGGGCACCGGGAAACAAATTCCGCCTCGCATGTAATACTCACCGTTCAGTGGATGTTCCTTATTACCAAAGAAAAGGTGTGAGGTCTTCTGTTCGGCATCGTATCGTCTTATTGTCGGTCTTGTTAGTGTTGTCATGTTGGCTCGTTTGGGTGCTTCCATGCCAAACATTTACCACATCGCATCTGTCCGTCATCAGCCTTGATCGGTTCTTTTCGCCGAGGAACCGAAGGAGGGAATTCGTGGGGCTTACCCTCTATTACTGGTTCGGTGTCCATAGGTATTGGTCCATATACATATCGAAACGGAAGTTCCCATTCATGCTGACATAATTTTGGCTTAGGCAGATAGCAAACAATCATCGTGTCTTCGTCCATGACATGCTCTAACACTGCATACGGGGGACCGTTGAACCAAGATAAATCATCAGGATGGTCGGCGAGACACACCGCGGTAATCGTTCGCGTTCCCTTATCGGTGCATCTCCAGTCAACGTTTCCATCCTTGGTTGATATGAAAAAGTCTTCCCCAATCTCAAATTCATCTAATGTCATTTCCATTTTCCTTTCTGTTGTGATTTATCCAACCGGGAGGCACCATTCATCGACACTTCCGGAATTCAACTGCATCCTATTTCCGTAAAAAGTATGCGACATGCCCAAGACCTGAAACGCATCCGCCGCGTTGGAGTGAACATCATGCAAAGGAATTGATTTCCAGATTCCATGAATGCTGTCCCATCCCTTGCGGTATAACTCCAAATGCTCGATACCCGGACTGCATTTCTCCTCGTCAAACCAGCAGAACTGCAAAATGTTCCTGACAGACTCAATGCTGTCCGCCTTATTCTCAACCCGCGGTACCGCTTTGAACCTGAGCCCCATTTCCATAGCCTGCTCAATCCTTGTCTTGCCGGTCCCGAATTCACGCACCCCTATGTCATGCGGCGCATAATGCCGCCCATATCTATACCCCTTGCCCTTGATGATCTCCACGTAATATTCCAAACCGTAATCGTTGTTCTCGAAAAAGTCAATTATATGTATCTGGTCACCTACGGTCTGAACAAACCAGACATCCGTTAAATCGTCAATACCGATATCCCAATACGTGTCCACCGGCACGCTGTCAATAATCGGCACTTCCGTTATTCTGTTCTGTTGTCTCAGCTTCACCAACTGCTCGCGCCAGTATTGACCTTCTTGACTGACCTCGAACGCCTCTTCCGGTGTCGAGGGATGCTCAGATTTAATGTCCGGCCCCAAGACTTCAAACTGCTTGGTGTACCATGCCATTTGCTTAACGTGCAATTTTGGCGTGATCTTTTTATTGAGCTTGTGAAAATAGCGCCTCAACTTGTCGCTCATTTCCACGGTATCATTAAGAATGTGCCCTTTGTGCATCCACCATGGGAAAAAGAAAAACTTGAAATCCAGCTTTGTTAATTTCTTGCCTTTCCTGCGTTGCGCCCTCTGGCAAAAATCGTAATAGTAACTCGAACGGCCGGCGGCAGTGCCTTCGATAAATACCATTTGATCGCCACTTGCCTCGACAGCCTGTAAGCTTCCCAAAACTATTTCCCTGGCCTTGTCCGGAGTCTTCAAACAGATTATGCCGAATTCAGATATGTGAAGAAGCTGAGGTGTTCCAGATCTCATTGTCACGCCGACGCTTACTCTGGATCCGTTTGGGAATGACAACTCGGTCTTCGACTTTGTTATCAGTGGCCGCGCAGCCTTGATGCTATCCGGCATCCGATCGTAGGCAAACTTGATTGTGCGCCGAAAGATGTTCTGGGCATGAACGAGGCTATCCGCTATTATCGCACCTTCGACATTATTATTGAATAAACATTCATCCAAAATGTAGAGATCAACGAATGTCGAAAACCCGATCTTGCGGGCCTTCAAAATTATGTTCCTGTACCATAAGTTGTTGAACAGATAGCGTTGCGCTATGTTTGGCTCGAAGTGGAGAACTTTGCCATCATCATCCTGGATGTGATAAAGATTCTCCAGCCTCCAGCGTTTGTTCTGAAGTTGGCTTACGGTCAGTTCTGGCTTTTCTTTTGTCAAGTCTGATTTCATCTCGTTTGTCTCGGCGCCGCTCAATCATCCTGTCTTTCGGCAATCCACGTGACTTCCCTGCAATCTCTTCCAACGCTTCTTCAAGCGTCACCTCAACCCCTATTCGTTTCGTCGAGGGTTGATCAGTCCATTTGAAGTTGTTCTTCAAATCAAATATCACGCCAGCCGGATTCGTCGTCCGCCTCAACAAATCCTGATTGCGCTGATCCTCCATCTTCAGCATCGCCCATCCCAATATCTCGGCAAACCCCGGCGTCTTCCGGTATTTCCGCATCTCGTCTCTCGATGTAAGACCCAAAGCCAGCGTCAACCCGGCAATCGTATATATCTGTGGCTCAAAGGTTTCTACCAATTCCTTCCCGTTCCGCACCATCACGGATATCTTCGCGTTATCACAATCCTTGAAATATTGCACGATCCTCGATCGTAGTTCCTTTATGTCTTTATCGCTCGCCCGCGGTATAGCCTTTGCCGCCTTGTCAATTCGCGTCTCATCATCCTTGTCCTTAACGACATATGATATCATTTGCCGCACGCTCTTTCGGATATGCGTGGAATCGTCAGCAGTAGAGGAATCATCAGCGGAAACCACCTCGGGTTCTTCGGCGGGTTGTAGCTCGTCATCGCGTTCGTCGTCGC